AATAGCATTTTAACTCGCGCCCGCCACCTCCCTGGTTCTGCCCGGCCGGGACGATCGACACTTCCTCGCCCTTGTGGGCCTGAAACTTTGTGTCTTGGGAAAGCCGCGGGTTGTAATATCCGATATCAGCCTGCACATAGTCGCCTTGCGACTTGGTAGTAATAGAAATATTCCGGCCGACGCTTAAATTATCCAGCTCCGTGTTGAGCCGATGGGCCTCGGCGGCCGCACCAGTAAAGGCCTTTGTCGCCGCATCGGCCGTATCCCCCAGGGCATCAGGGATATCGGCGCCGAGCTGCCTGGCGATGACGCCCAGCAGGCCGATGATTTGCTGGGTCTCTGTTTTCTTGTTCTCGACGACCTTACCTTCGGCGATCGCCTGGTCAAGGATGGCCTGGGTATTGGAATCGATCGTGAAGCCGTATTGCTCATGCAGCATCTGCAGCCGCTGCAAATATGGGGCCATTGCTTTGAGTGCTTCGCTGCTGGTCATTCCGCCTTTTATTAATTCTGCAAAAGACTTGCCGGCAGAGACGGTAAATTGATCGAATTGATCCTGGGAGATGCGCTGCGTGTCGGTCAGGTTGGTCATGACCTCGGTCGCGTACTGGATCGATTTAACCAGGTCCTCGTTATCAGCCAACTTCTTCCTATAAGCTATGATTTCTTCAAAGATCGGAACCGAGATGTTGCCGAAAACGGATTGGGCTACGGTGCTGGATTCGATCATGTCCTGCAGGTTCGCGTATGCGTCAGCTCCGGCTTCCAGCTTGGCATTGATGTATTCCTGCACTTCGGCGACCTGCAGGCCGCGATTCGCCAGATCCTCGAACATGGCGATTAGCGATGCCGAGCCTTCCATACCCAGATCCTTGGCCTTGGCAATCAGCGAGGTAAACGCATCCCCCAACACATCGACCGTTTCCGCAGCATCGAACATGTTCCGGTCAAAATCGGCCAGGACGTCCCTCGTGCGCTGGGCCCACTCGTCAAAAGTGTCGGCCGTCATTTCCGTTTGGCTGATGATATCAGCTAAGTTTTTAGAGGTGGCGGCATGAACGAGATCCCAGTCTGTAGCGATTATTCTTGCAAAAACGGAACTTTTTTTCGCGAGGTCCCCGAAAGCTTCTGATTCCTTGGCCAGCTCAATGGCCGTTTGCTTGATCTGGTCGATCATTTTATCATTGAGCTTCATCCATTCGTTTTGCGCTCGGATCGCATTAGCTATTGCATCCGGCAGGAGGGACCCGAAGAATTTGATTATGCCGACGCCGGCGGAGACCACGCCGCCGATGCCGCCGGCGATCGAACTCAGCGCGCCGACTGTGCCCATAAAATCCGATTTGCCTGACTTCTGGATTTCGGACAGCTTGCTAAACCCGGCCGACATCGATGAGATCCCGGACACGCCGCGCTGCAGCGGTTCGATGATCCCGCTCACATCGATGCCGAACCCCGCGAAGGCGTTGGATATATTATTGAAGGCATCGGAAATGATATCCAGCGTCGCCTTCATTTCCTCGAAGCTGGTCGATGTTTGCTCCGCTTCATCGCTGAGTTCTGGCAAGATCCCCACCAGCTGCAGCAGCATGAAATACATCTGCCGCCCTTCTTCGGTCAGCTCGCCGGTATCGGTTCCCAGGCGCGCCTGCTGCTCGGCCGCCTCCTGCGTCTCCTTGGTGAAACGCGGCAGGATCCCGACCGTCTGCATGAGCTGAAAGTAGAGCTCGCGGCCTTCATCAGTGAGCCCGGCAATATTCAAGCCAAATTTTTCAACGATGGCGGCGTGTTCCTTTTGCTGCCTGGCCAGCTCTTCGGCGGCCTTCTTTTGGGCTTCGGCGGCTCTGGCCGCGGCGATCTGTTGTTCGGCAAGCTTCCGGACCGCTTCGATCGCGGGATCGGTTGCCGTTGTTAGGTCCTCCGCAGCCTGGACCTGCTGGCGCATTTTTTCTGTCACTTCAGGATGCGTCTTCTTCAAGTCCTTCAGCATGGCAATCCACCGCTGGCCGCCCGCTTCGATGTCGGAATATTTTTTTGTCAGCTCCTGAATTTCGTCACGGCTCAAGCCCGCGGCCGCGGCGGTCGCCTTAAATTTTTCCTGTAGGACTTTTTCACCTTCCGCGGCGCGGTACATGGCCCCCATCTCCTGATCGTAAGCATTGCCCAGGCCGACGATCGCATTATTGAGCTTATAGATTTGCGCGGCCAGGACACCGAGTGCGGCGATGCCGACACCGGCGCTGGTCAGGAAAGATTTTAAAGCCAGGCCGGCCAGGCCCAGGGCGGTGGGAATCAAACCGATCGATGCAGCCAGGCTGCCGAAGCCGGCAATTGCGGTCGCGATGGCCCCGGGGCCGAAATAAAAGGCGAAGGCCAAGCCAACGCCCACGATCTCATCCTTAAAATCTATCAGAACACCGATCACCGTACCCAAAACCTCCACGATCGTGCCCATGCCGGAGACCAGGCTTTTCACAAAATCACCGATCTCCTGACGATTGCTTTCCAGCCACTCCCTGACCGATTTCAGCGCCGGCAGAAGATACTTGATCAGGGCGGCGGTAACTTCGTTTTTGATCGCCGTCCACACGGCCCTGAGCGTGGCCTCCTGTTTTTTAAAAGCCACTTCCGTGTTGCCAGAGACAATGGCCATCCTTTCCATTTCGTCGGCGTACTTGCCGCTTTGCTCGCCGGCCAGAGAGAGGGCGGCCTTCAGCGCCCGAACGTTTGGGAAGAGCGCGCTCATGGCTTCCGTGTTGTCGCCAAGTTTTTCCTTCAGAATCCCCAGCCATTTTTGCAATCCGCCCGCGCCTTCGATGCCGGCCTTGGAAAGTTCAATTCCATACCGCTTGGCAACCTCTTCCGCTTCCCTGGTCGGGCTCAGGGCTGAGAGCAGCGTCTGGTTCAAAGCCGTAACCGCGGCATCGGCGCTGATGCCACCCTGGGTCATGATGGCTATGGCGGATCCAACTTCCCGGATGTTCACGCCCATGGCGGCCGCCGTGGGGATAACCGAGCCCAGGGATCCGGCGAGCTGCTGGCCGGTGATCTTGCCGTCCTTGATCACCTGGAAGAGGACGTCGGAGATATCGGTCACTTCAGAAGCTTTCAATCCATAGGCATTTAAAACGGTGGTCAAAACGTCGACCGATTCGTACATGCCGGCCAGGGCCGCCCGCGAGAATTTCGCCGACTTGCCGACAAACTCCACTGCTTGTGCCGGGTCGACCGAGGCGCTCAATGCCTGGTATAAACCTTTGGTCAATTCCGTCGCCGATCCAAGTGATCCGGCCATGTCCAGAACGCTATCCCGCATTCCTTCGGTCACAGTGTCGGCATCGTCCATCAGGGTGGTAACGTTGGCGAATTCAGATTCGAAGTTCATCGCCTCGTCGGCCAATCCCTTGACGCCGTTCCGGATTGCCCGCAGGCTGGCCGAATAAGCCGAAAACACCGCCTGGCCGAGGGCCATGCCTTTCCAGAGCTTGGAGAAGGACGATTCGGCCTTCTGGGATTGGCCCGCGACCTCTCCCATGCCTTTGCCGACGACGTCCCTGAAATTTTTAATAACAAGGGATCCCTTGTCATTAACGATAATTTCAAGTTTGACCGTATCGCCCATCCATCACCCCTTTATATAGGTCTCGTAAAACAGCTTTTTCATCTTGCGCAATTCCCATTCCAGATCGCCCGCGCCGATACGCTCCAGGACAATAGCCACTGCGCCCAGGTCGAGGGCGTAGGCGCCCTTGTAGCCGATCCGGACCTGGTCCGCGACGATGAGCCAAATATCCCAGCTGCGCTCATTCTCCGGCAGCAGCTCCGGATCATCCGGAATATCTTTAGCGACCTGTGCGAGCTCGGGCTCATCCGCCAGGACCTTTCTTGCCTCCGGCGTTAGCCGGGCGGGGCTTAAATCCCACCGGAGGTATGCTACAAATTTTCCAGTTCCTTCTTTTTCTGCTCGGTATAGATTTCATCCAGGCGGTCGACCGCGTGGTTCACAAAAAGCGAAAAATCGGGTCGATAATTGTCGAGCACGAACTGGAAATTTTCCTCGGTGAATTCGATCGGGTCGGCCAGTTTGACGCCGGGATCCAGATCGATCGGCCGGCAGATTTCCAGGAGATAGCCGTAAGTCATCCCCGTCCAGCCGGCGATGGCTTCGCGCATGAAAGCTTTGCCGAATCTCAACCAATCCAGATCAGTTGTCTTCCGGTGTTTCTTGTCGAAAGTGGTTTCTTCATTGGCCTTGATCAGCGCCTGGCGGGTCGCCATTTTTACGTCCTTGATCTGGACTTTGAATTTTCCATCCCATTCGAAAAACACGGGCTGCAGGTTTGTGGCCGACTTTGCTTTTATCATTCTTTTTCTCCTTTTTTAAATCGCTTTAAACCCCGCTTAATCCCTTAATCAAAAGTCAGCTTTGCCGCGTCGTTCAGTGCGGCCGTGGCAAAGGCATGAAGCGCGATTTCGTATTTCCGCTTGGTGTCACCCGATTCCGAAGGCGGATCGATCTGGGCGTTCGGCATAGCGATCTCGAACCTTTTCCCGGAGGCCAAACTGTAAGGGCCGCTGGCAGCTTGGAGCTTGATCAGCTTCTGCGTCATGTTATTTGCTTCATGGCGGTAGACGGCGCCATCCGACCGGACATAGCGGCTAATCTTGCAGGCGATGTCGCGCTTGCTGAAAGAAAAGGAGCTGCCATAATCGGTATCGTCCTTTTCGTCATTAGATGCTTCCCAGCCATTGTCGAGTTCGAATACGCCCTCGGTGATCAGCACGTCGGTATAAGCGCCGCCGCCGATCTTCTCCTGATATTTGCCGTAGCGGCCGTGCATCAGGTAGCCCGAGGTGGTGATCACCGGAGTCCAGCCCTTGACAACGACCCCGGATGCCTGCTCGCTCTCGAGGCCCGTGGCGGCAATGGTGACGATGTTGGTGGAGACGTCGACGTCGGTGATCAGGTGGCCGGCCGTCACACCGCTGGTGCCGACGATGATTTTCTGCCCGATCTCGTACTTCCTGGCATCCACCACGTGGATGGCCGTGGCATTGAGCGCTTCGAGCTGTGACGTCGCATCGGTCCCGGCGATCAGGCTCTTGAGAAATTCGCCGGAGAAACTTCCCTCGACGATCGCATCCGGGCTATCAGCGGCAATGATGGGCAATGTCCCCTTGCGGACAACCAGGTCGTAGACCAGCATGGTAACGAAATTGTTCTTGACCAGGACGGTAAGATAGACCGGGGCGTCGTCCATCGTGTAGAGATCATACGCGACGCTGGTACTTGTGACGATCGTTTCCTTGCCCCACCAGGACTTAAGGATCGCGGCCGGGACGGGGACCACGCCCAGGGCGCCGGCCGCCCGGATATAGCAGGGAAAGGAAAACTCCCCCGCCTTGTAGAGCCCGGGCACGCGCTCGAGCGGATCCAGGGAGAGTACCTTTTCTTTGCTATCATAAAGGCTGCGGTCCTGGGAAAACTTTCCGTCGCCGGTAACCCGTACGGCATCCGTGGCCGACGGCCATTCCGGCGTCCCCTTGGCGCCTTGAATCTTTGCCCAAATAGCTTGATCTTGTCCGATTCCGATTTCTACCATTATTTCCTCCGTTTATCCTGGGGATCTTCCTTGCTCGAGGAAGCGTTCCCGTCAGGCTGATTTTTTTTCGCTTTGGCTTGTTCCCAGTCAGGATCCTTTGTGGCGATCAGGCCGGAGGCGATGCCGTCCGGCAAAGGGTATTCCTGCCCGGGCTGATAAGGACCTCCGACGCCGAGGATGCTCGCCGGAACTTTTTTCTTGAATTTCATCAATGTCATGTTGCCTCCACCGCTTCGCGGAAATATTCGAGATTGAATATTTTTAAGACAGCAAAGTTTTCTTCGCTGTTATAAAGCTCCTGGGTTTTTAAACTCCCTTTATAAAATGGGGCGAGATACGCTCCACCGAAAATTTCGTCGCGCAACTCGGCCATGATGTCGTCTTTTATATCCAGCACGCCCTTGTCTATGCCGTCGCCGATCACCGACGCTTCCGGCTTGGCGACGCTCTGGTAGATCCCGATGGTCACTTTCAGCAGTTCGTTGCGGGCCCCTTTTTCGTGATCAGATAGATCATCGCCGTTATCCAAAAGACCGATCATCGGATAACCCGGCGCATCCGAAAAGTCATACAGATCCGGAGTGATAAAAACATCTTTGACATACATTAGCTGGGCTTTTAAAAGGGTCTGGATGCTGGTCAATAGAGTTTTCATTGTCCCACCATCACCCAGCGCCGCAGGTTCAGTTGCAGCTGCGCGTGGTCTTCAGCCTGGGCCAGGATATAGCGTCGTTCTGGAATAAAAACTTTATGGCCGCGGCCAGCCATGCCGCCGAAGTTATGAATCGCGGCATAGATCAGATTAGAACCCACGAGCGCGTGCGCGGGCGTGGCTTCTTTTTTGATCGAGTTTCTTAACATCCCGCTGGATTGCAGGATCTGCTTCCCTTGTAGGTGGCGTTGAAATCCCTTGGTGGCTGATTTTTTTTGGGTAAATTTCTGGCCGCCGTAGCCGGCGCCGCCGAGCAAGGTCGCCGCGGCCAGGGTTTTCCACCTGGTGGGCCGGCCCTGCTCTTCAAAATTTTTCATGATCGAATTGACCATGAGCTCGCCGGCACCTTCGTAAAAATGCTGCATGCGCTGCAGGCGCTTCTGGATCCCGGTCAGATTATCCAATTTAACGGTAGTAGTGACTTTCATCAGTATCCTTCGGGGTCGCGGAATTTCCTGTCTTCCGGCGTTTTGTTCGTGAACGTGACGCTGTCATTGTCCTCGGCCACGCTGCCGGCTGATGTTCCCAAGTCCATCAATTCTTTTGAAATATTTTTCAGCTTATCGACCGCCTGGTCGTAGGCTTTCTGAAAACTATCCGGGATCTTGATGCGGCGCTTGTGCAGCCGATACAGAGAGATGTCATCGCTGATCGCCGTCAATATTCCCGGAACTGGATCGAATGGCATTTGCTCCGAGTAACGCCTACGGAGATACGGATCCATTTCTTCCTGGGCATCCAACATGGCCTGGTTCAGAATGTCCACATTATAAACACCAGTAGAAGATTCATCTGTGAGCTGAATTAGCAGCTTCTCGCTTGATGCATTGATCAGGCTGGCAATCGTGCTATATAGCATTTGCTCCTTGCATTTTAAAAAAGGGGCGGGCGCATAGAAACCCGCCCCTCTTTACATCAATCCTTTCTCTCGCCCTTACGCGGGCACGCGGACGCGGATAAATTCGCCGGCAGCCGAGGCGGCATCCATTGCCATGCCGTTGACGGCAACCGGCAAGACGCCACCCGAGAGCACGGGCGCAGTCAGCAGGCCGGCCGCGGCGCTGATGATCGCGCCATCAGCGGCCGAGCTGGTGACGGGCGTGGCTCCGCTGTCGATCGTGAGTTTGGTGTCGTCGACGACCGGGGCGGCCGCGGCCAACGCGGCCACGGTCACGGCGCGGCCGGTGGAATCCGACGTCACCTTGTCGCCGGCGGTGATGATGCCGCCCGATTCGACCAGGGCGATGCCATGGGTGATGGTGGGGATTTGCTCTCCGCTGGCGGTTGCCAGTTCGGACACGCCCCATGCGGGCAGATTGGCCCCGCAGTAATTCCCATCCAGGCCGATGAATCGATAGGCAGCGAGCGCGGCCGCGGCCAAGATAGAGTCCGTCAAAATGGGTTTGTAGGTTTTCACTTCTTCCCTCCTTTCTTGTCTTTGTCTTCCTTCTGGCCAGGGACTTTAGAGCCGCTTTTCTCGGCATCTTCCTTGGCCCCGCTTTTCTGGCTTTCGGAGCCCTCTTTCTGGCCCTTACCGTCGCCGGGATCCCCGGGCTTGCCGTTCTTCTTCTCTTCCTTGAACGGAACCACTTTTTTTTCGCGTTCAAGCCGCTCGGCTGCCTTCTTCAACAGCTCGATCGTGTCCCCGTTTTGGTAGAGTTCCTGGTCGTGGTTGATGGGGCCGTCGATCACGACGAACTTCTTGGTCTCGGACATGGTTCCCCCCGCTTACGCCAGCGCGTCGCTGATCAGGTAGCCGGCCGTGGCGCCCACCATCACCGGCTTGTGAATGTCGGTGTTGCGGACGTTGTCCACTTTGCCGCCCTGTGCGGTGTATACATCAGTCTGGGGATAGCCCTTTTTGAACAGGTCGTAGCCGTAGGAAGGCTCGAACTCGCTCTCGCTGCCCACGGCGACATAGGCCAGAACGACGAAGTCACTCCACACCTTCGACAGGACGCCGGCGTCGCTCGACTTAAGTGCATCACCGACGACAATGTTCGGGATCCCGAAGATTTCCTTCATTAGGTCGATGGTTAGCACGCCTTTCATCGAATACTTGATGCGTTCCATCAGAGTAGAGTGCTGCGCCAGGCAGTCATAAACCGCGCCGCCCATGAGCATGGTATTGGGTTTTATGCCGCACGATGCGGAAACCGCCGTCTTGGCAGTTTCGATCACGGTGATCGGGACCGAGCTGATATGGCTGAACTGGGTGGTGCCGCTCAGCGTGACCTTGTTGGCCGTGGCATAACTGCCGGCGGTGCAGGCAATGAGGGCGCAGGCGATTTCATGCCTCAACGCCATGGCGTCCTGAACGATCTTCAAACCGATCTTCTGCTCGTCGAACGTCGAGTCGGATTTTTCGCGGCGATCGATCGGGTAGGCCAGATCGTATTCGTCGAGCACGACGGGAATAGTCGTCCTGGCTTCCACGGGCATGATGTTGGAGTTTCCGCGCAGCGCGCGGTACGTGTTGTACTCTTTGAACGCCTCCTTGCCAAAGACGGGGATCTTCCCGGCTTCCTTGTCGATGCCCACCCTGGGGAACAGGGCGCTCGCGACCATCGCGGCGTTTTTATATCCCCAGGCAAGATTGGTGAGGACCGGATCAACGATCCTCAATTCAGCTGCTCTTCCCATGATTAGTTACCTCCTTTCATGACCCTGCGCACGGCATCGGCGTAGGGAATTTTTTCTTTCTTTTCCAGCGCCTTGGCTTTGTTGTGAATTTCCAGGCGATCTTCGTCCACGTTGACATCGGCGAATTCGGCCGGGCCTTCATTGCCTTCACCGCCGGCGGGACCGCCGACTTCCTTGGTCGGGATCTGCACGGGCTGGGCCTCCAGGAATTCCATCAGCAAAGTTGCGGATGGTTTCTTCTCAGTCTCCGAGAAGTTGATCTCCTGGCCGGCTTCCTCCAGGTTGATCAGGAGTTCAGTGATACCCTTTTTGAACTTGGGTAGCAGTTTCCCTCCCAACTTTTCCATGAAGTTTGCCACGGTGCCTTCAACCTGCTTTTTTTTCAAAGCTTTGTTTTCAGTGAGTAGCTTGGTATTTTCGGTTTCCAGGCTGGTCACCTTCTCCGCGAAATCCTCCGTCTTTTCGGCCCCGGAGGTTTCGGGTTTGTCTTTTTCCTTCATTGATTTATCCTCCTTACCCCTCTCCGGGGTTATTGGCTCGTTGAATGATTGGATTGCCGACTCTTCCTTCTTGGTTTCATCGGGCGGATCCTCTTTGAGAAAATCGAGATCCCATTGGGCGACCACCTTGTCGGCGGCCTCGATCCCGAACTTCTCCACCACAAGGTCGCGCAGGTTTTGCAGCGCCCGGCCGATGGTTTTGAATTTTCCGTAAACGAATCCCGCATCGCTGAAATTCAGATCCTCGTCGGAAAATTCTATGGTGAACGAATCGTCTTCCTCGGCAAACATCACCGACTCCAATCCCTTGACCGCCGGCGGAACGGCGCCCAGGAAGCCGACATGGCGGATGCTCAGGTCCGGGCGCAGGGATACGGAGATTTTTTTATATATGCGTTTGCGGACCGCTTCGGCGAATTCAGGGACGATGTCTTCCGCCGAGCCTCGCAGCTTATCCCCAAAAACCTTGACCCGCTTCAGCCAGCCAAAGGCCGGAGAGTTGGTCTTGGGATGGCCGACGACCAGGGCAACATCGTCCTTTGCCTCGCTGAATTTTCTTTCGATCTTCTGCAGGTCGTCCGCGGTGATGACATGCCTGCGGCCAGCGGTGTCAAAATGTATTCCTTCCTTAAAAATATCAAACCATTTGCTCATGTAGAAACCTCCCTTTTCGGCGTTTTATCAGGAAACAGGTCAGTGACCTCAGGCCACTTTCGGCGATTTTCTTTAAACCACCCTTTAACAGGCGTTTAAACCACCTTTTTGCACAAAATTTGAGGATAAATCTTATTCGCGCGGAAATGGCCGATAATGCTTTCGATTCGGCGATTATTTTAAAAACACGGCCTCGTGGCGCCTTTAACTTTTTTTGCAGAGGGGTAATGTGGCCGAAGAGGGGGCGCGCGGCAGGGCGGGCTATTTCCGCCCGATTTAGAGGGGTGTTTTTTTGCGTTTTCTTGATCATTTTTGCCCCTCGATTTTGGCCATAATTTTGGCCCAACTGCCGAGCTTGCTGTCCAGGTAATCGGCATATTCCGTTTTCACTTTCAGTATCTCTTTGAGTTTCCCCTGGTTGGCCAGGGTGGGGTTGTTTTTGAACTCGGGATATTTTCCATCGCCGCGGATCCCGGCCGACCGCTGCGCCAGGCGCTTGTAATCGCTTTCGGTTGTCGCGGTGATCCGGCAGCGGCAGTTGAAATCCATCAGCAGCGAGTAGAGGTAATTCCAGATCGGATCGCTGGCCGCGGCGACAAAGTTATGCCACTTTGCATGCTCGGGCCTGGTGTGGCTGTCGAGCACGGCCGAGTAGCGTCGGTAAGGGACGATGTCCTTTATCCGTTCCAGCGCCTCATAATCCTGGGCCGCCATGGCCTGGTGGATGTTGGTATAGAAAGCGGTCTTCATGTTGGAAAAAAACGGATCCGCTCCGGACGACATTTTGAGATCGGCAATGAACTGTTCGAAAGGGATCCCTTTTTGCAGGGACTGGATCATCTTTTCGCGAACGGCGTTGATCAGCTCGATATCCTCCAGGCCCGCCACGTAGAAGGCGGCATTTTTGGAGGCCATATCAAGCTGGCGATAGATCGCTTTCGTGACGGGAATTTTTGACTTGAGCCAGGCGATCGCTTCTTTGGGAGAAAGTTTCCGGAAAGATGCTTCGAAAGCTTCTTCCACCTTGAACACGGGATCGGCGAACTGCATGCCGGCCGTCTGTTGCGCGACCGAATACTCGCCCAGCCAGCGGCCGAGCTCGATGACTTCGCGCCAGGCCTCGTCCAGTTTTTTGGGTTTGTATTTCTTCAGGTTCTTGGATGCCGCCATGTAATCATCGGCTTTGTCGACCAGATCGATGACCTGCCGTTCATCATAGGCGGCGCGCAGGCTGTCGCCTATGCCGGCGAAAACATCGTCGATCAGTTGCCCGTCGCTGATCACTATCTTGTCGGCAGCGATCGGTTCATCGGTTTGCTCCGCTTTCCCCATGATGTATTCGGCAAAACTCGCCGGCAGGCTCGCCGGCAAGGCGGTGTTGCCCGGAGCGATCTTCTCATTCTCTTTCGCGATCTCGCCGTAAGCGATCATCTTGCCTTTGTATAAAACCAGCTCGTCTTTTTCGGGGACCTTCCAGCCCTGGGCCTCATAGATACCATCCGCCGGAACCGCCATGCCGGCGGTGGCAAGTATCTGGATGACCTCGGCCTCTTCTTTGGTTATCTTTTTATTTTCATACAAAATCGAAAATTCCGGATATGCATCCAGGGTGAAATTCCAATCACAGAGCCGGGGCCCCAGGGTTGTATTGATCACCGAGGCCGCGAATTCGGCGGCCGACTCGATTCGCTCGTCCGAAATATCTTTGGTGATCTCATTCGAACCCTTGCTACCGAATTTCTGCTCACCTTCGTTGACCGCCGCGCCGTTTATCCGCTTGGAAATAGCACGGTCCATGAACCCCTGGAAATTTTCGAAGGTATTAAATGAGCCGACTTCCATTGCCTTGACCAATTCGACCTTCCATCCTTCGGGGATCGTAATCGCATAATCGCTCTGGATTGCTTCAAGGGATTCAAGAAAGTCGGCTTTTTTCTCGTCACCGGATCCTGATGGGAAAGTACCTACCGCGATCGGCTGGTTGAACCGCTCCAGGGCATTGGCCCAGAACAGGAGGCCGTTCTTTTTTAACCACCACGGCCAGAAGCAGTCGGAAAAAATTCCTTCGCCGAATTTGTTATTATCCTCTTCCCGGTAAACGGCCACGATAAATCCTTCCTGGGGAATCGCCTCTCCGTTCTGGTTTGATTCGGTCTTCATCAGCAGCTCGCCGTTTTCGTCGAACGTAAAACGTTCCTGCCGGCGTTTTTTCAATTTGGAAATCTCGGCCAAGCTTTTACTTTCACTCCAGAACTCGCTGACCGAAAACCCCATGGGTATGGCATCCAGGATAAAGGTAACCAGGTTATAATAATGCTTCTTGATTTGTTCCTGGAGGAATTCGGCCGCGTCAATATCCTGCTGGGTTTCGCCTGCAGGAGTCACCGTAAACGGGAAGCGGGTTACTGTCTGGGTGAGCCGTTCCAGGCAGGATGCTATATGGCAATCACGCTTCATGTCCGCGAATAACGCTATGCCCTTTTCCTTTCCATCTTTGGTTTTATTAAGAATGGGATCCGGATTGCGGCGCATTTTGATGTAACTTTGATAGCGGTTATAATCTTGTTTAGCGGTCGCGATTTCCTTGTTCGGGATGACACTTTTATTGCTGCCGCCGGAGCTGATTGTATCGTTGGCTGAAAATTTCTTTACTTTATTCATGCGTAGCCTTCCGCCCGCGCCCGCATGCCAATTCTCTGGCGGCTGCCGGTGTGATACTCAAAAACACCAGCTCCTTTCTCAGCCGCATGAACCGCCATCTCCAAACCATCCGGGCCATCATCTTTCTCGTTACTCCCTAATCCAGTCAACTGCTCGATGAGCAGGTCCTGATCGGAATGCCCTTTGCGAAACCTGATGATGCCGCGCTCGATCAAAGTCTCAAGCCGTCCGGCAATGCGCATGATCTTGTCGGTGCGATGTTCGACTGCTATAATCGGAGGATAGAGCCCATCTTTTAAACAGAGAATATCCAGGTCCTCTTTGACGTAAAGCTGATAACCGTTCGTTTCATACTCGGAGGCCAGCATGTGAAATTCGCGATAGCGATTGATGTAGTTCTGGTTCATCACTCCGATGGAGCAGCGCCGGATGAAAGCGTGGATTACGTAGAGATATTTTGCTGCCATATCCTTGGCAATGATGATGATGGCCTTGAAATCGTTTTTCTCATTGGACCGGGCCGATGGGTCGATGCCGGCGAAATATACCAAGGATAGGTTTAAAAGATCTTCGGGCTGATAGTATTTGATCCACTCGTCCTTGATGATGCCGTCATCGATCGGCTTGTTCATGTAATCTGCGGCGAACACGCTTGAGCCGACGATCACGCGGATCTTGTCGATCTCCTCAAGGGTAAAGTTCTCGGGCCAGAGCGGCTCACCCTCGGGGGTGATGATGCTGTGAACCGCGGCCCGCATGCTGCGCACGCCGAATTTCTGTACGAACTCCTCTGCCTTGTCCTGAATTTGTTTGATCAGCAGGCCGAGCACGGAAACGCGCGCCAGGATCGTGCCGACCATCATCATGGTGCCGTTGCGATCGAGGCTGCCATAAGCGGCTGAAAGGAGCCACTTCAGCCCCTCCTTGACCAGTTTCTTGTTTCTGACGTTGATGTCGTTCTCATAGTCATCAATACCGATATAATCGGGGCGGTATTGCATGAACTTGGTGCCGCGGATGCGCTGACCGTGGCCAACGCCGCGGATGCGCGTCTTGCCGCCGACGATGATGTCGGTGTCGGTCCAGTAGCCCGAGGTGACCAGGTCGCCAAAATCCTGGCGCAGGCGCGGGTTCTCCTCGAATTCCAACTTGATCCACTGGATGAACTCGCCGGCCAGCTCCTCGGTGTCGGAGATCAGGATCATGTAATGGCGCAGTTGGTAGCAAGCCTGGTGTATGGGATAACCGAACGAACAGAGCGCTGATTTTCCATGTTCGCGGGGATCGGCGCTGGCCATCAAGGACTTGCCCCGGGTCTCCAGCATCTCCAGGTGCTCGCGGTGATGCATGCCGAAAGGCTTGTTGAAATAATGCGGGAGATAAGTTTTCAAGAACCAGAAATGATCGCTTAAACCCTTATCGCGACGCTTTCTTCTTGCCTCCGGGGAATCGTCGGCAAACGGCTTGGTCAGGCCCTGCATGCGCAGCAGGATCTCGCTCGCCTTGCGCTGAAATTCCTTGGGAGTGAGCTTCCGCCTCAGCGCCATCTATTCCTCCAATTCCTCGATCTCCGCATGGAGCCTACGGTATTGCTCAAGGCATTTGATCAATTCTTCGGAGAGACTGCGTACATTGTCGATATTGATTTTTTCCAGATCGTAGGGATATTTGTAAAATAAAACATTGATTGAATCGCGGTAACTGCGCACCTTGGCCTGGAGCGCCATTTTTTCTCTTTGCCTTTCTACGATTAGTCCGAGTTTGTAGGTTTTATCATGACCCATAATTTGCCTCTTTCACTTGTTTATAGAATTCGGCCAGCAATAGGGAAACCTTCCCGGCAAAGTCTTCATCCTTGACTGTGCGGCGAATGAACTGCGAAAATTGATCGGTGACGGTGATCACCATGGACGGCAGATCCTCGGCCGAGGAAAGGGTCTTCTTGACTGAGGACAACTTAGATATCTGATCGGCCTGGTCAGCGGTCATTTTGCCGTCGGCGGCGACAATCTTATCGACAAGATTTTCCATGATGCCGTTGATCTTCTCGGCCATGGCAAACGGATGGCGGTTGAATTGTTTGCGCTGGTTCTCCCAGTCGCCTTCCTGTTTCCATTTCGACAGCGTTGTCATAGAAACACCGGTACTCTGGGAGATCGTGCCCAGGTCTTTGTTATGCACATAGAGTGTGCGGCAGTCTTCGTAATAAGCCTGGCGTTTGCTCATGGCACAAACCTCGATCCTACCGCGACCGCGGCGGCGGCTACGTTCGCGATAGTTGCGTAAATGATCCCTTTCTCCAGTTTGTGCATCCTATTGACATGGGTGCCCTGGGCGGAAACCAGAGTGGCAATGTTTTCCTGGATATTTTTGTTGATCATTTCCTGCAGGCGCCAGCGATCGGCCATCTCTTGTCGATGCAAGTTGATGTTCTGCTCGTTTAAATCAGGTAGCCCCTGGTAACGCTCAGATGTTTTTGATTTATTTTTCGCGGGCATTTTCAAAATCTCTTGAACGGGCTTTTGATCTGGATGATCGGGATCTGGATCGAAAGGCCAAAGTTATGCCATACCACTCCATCCCGGATATAAACCATGGATGAAGGGCCGATGGAGATCCACGTTCTGCGGCAGGATGCGTTCTTCCTGGCCTTTTCACAAAGATCAAGTTCTTTTT